GTAAAGCATGGGATAAAGCATATCTTCAACGACCAGAAGTTAAAAAAAGAAGACATGAATACTATATTAAAAAATTAATTAAGGAAGCTAAGGATGAGCGACATATATAAAAAGCAGGTAGGTGGAAATCATTATCGAAATATGGCCATTCAGCCTTCAGAATTTATTAACAAAAATAATATTCCATTTGCAGAAGGCAACGCTATAAAATATTTATGTCGTCACAAACAGAAAAATCAGAAAGAAGATTTATTAAAAGCAAAACATTATATTGACATGGCGATCGATAGAGATTATCCTGCAGAAGTGAAAGAGGAAAAAGATTTTTTAGAAGAAGCTGAAAAAGAAAAAAAAGAATTAGAGGAGTCTTACAAAGAATCAGTAAGACAAACTAATGAGCGTAAACAAAAAGAAAAAAATTCTTGGGGGATAGTTGAAAATGATTGAAGCACAAACAGAGTGGGTTAAGCCTACAGAATTTCCAGACTTAAGACAAGCAGACACAATTGCAATCGATTTAGAAACACATGATCCAGATTTAAAATCAATGGGATCAGGTTCTGTAACCGGTCAAGGTAAAGTTGTAGGTATCGCTGTAGCTGTTGATGGCTACTCAGGATACTTTCCTTTCGATCACGAGGGTGGTGGTAACCTTGAAAAAAGCAAGGTAATTCAATGGTTTAGGGACGTTTGTGAATCTCCCGCAGATAAAGTTTTTCACAATGCCATGTACGATGTGTGTTGGATTCGTGCGATGGGAATAAAAATAAATGGAAACATTTATGACACGATGATTGCAGCATCACTCGTTA